ATGCGTCAGGCTGAGAATCTCCAGTGCCAAACGATTGCATTGAATGTGCAGCGGGATGTGAGTAGTAATAATATGCGTTTTGAGGAGGGTGAGATTAGTTTTTTTGGCCTTAAATGCCAGAGACGGATAACAGGATATGAATAGTAAAGAACGCTGTGTTGTGGTCATCGGTGACAACAATATTTTGCATTACGGTTTATTCAGCCTCATAGACAGTGCATGCAGTAAAAAAACCTGACAGTTTTATCGTGCAGGGACAGCCGGAAATTCAGTATTCATTCAGCAGCCAGATATCAGGGGCGTTATCATCTCGCCGTTATGTGCCTGGGATACGATGACTTTTTTCCCTGCTGGTTCAGCTTGTTTCTGACACTGGTGCGAAAAACCAACGGTAATGTTCTGGTCTTCACTGACAATCAGGACCTGCTGGATAGCCGGAAAAGGAGTCTTCTGAACCGCGTCTGTGATATGGAGTTTGTTCTGGATGTATCCATGCCCGTTTCATACATCGCGTTTGTGCTCAGACGCTATCTGGAGAGAAAGCGTTCTGAAAGAGAAAACTGCAGAATAACCCTGCGCGAGCATGCCGTTATTGATGGATTTCTGAACGGAATGGATGTCCGGCATCACTCTTCATTGCTGGGGATCCAAATCCGGACGGTCTATCAGCACCGGAAAAACTGTGCCAATAAGCTGGGCGTCAGGAATCTTAAAGATTTACTCAGGCTCTAACAGCAGGGGAAGTCGCGTGCCTGTCATCAATATTCATAAAATCGACTGGTTTCGGATCCTCACCGACCTGAGCCGTTCCGGTTACTCTCTGCAGGACATCGCAGACGAACTGGATGTGGTGGCTTCCACACTTATCGGGTGGAAGAAAGGGGCCAGCCCCCGTCACCATTCTGGTGAAGCGCTCATTGAATTGTGGTGCCGGGTGACGGAGAAGGGCAGACACCAGCTGCCCAGGGAAAAATTTGTTCAGAAATTCATTTTTCATTCGCGAGAACGCGTCTGCAGGCATTCAGAAAAATGAATCTGAACCGACTCATAGTGCCGGTGGCATTCTTACCGGCACAGAGTCACTATGATGAAACTTGAAAGTGTTGTTAAGTACCATTCACCGCGCTCCGTTTCGCCTTTCACCCGCCAGTCCTCCCGTTCACCTGATGATATGACCGGCAGCGATGTGATGGCTGCACTGGGTATGACACAAAAGCGAGCCCCTCTCGGTTACTCCGCCTTCTTCGGTAAAATGCACCTGAGTCGTTACGACAGAGATCGTGCCATACGGTTGCTCACCATGACCGGTATGAAGGCATCAGCCCGGTATCCGGCCCTTGCAAAACTGCCGGAAGAAGAGCGTATGGCCATCATCACGACCATCGCGGGCTATGCCTTTCTTGATTATGCGCGCAGCCCGGATACTGAATCGCCATGTCATGCCTGTCACGGCACAGGCCTGCGCAACGGAAAGTGCTGCAGCAAATGCAGCGGGAAGGGTGTCGTGCGAGCAGCCTGCAAGGACTGTAAAGGGCGAGGGGAAGCGCTTAACCGTGTGATGACACGCTTTCAGGGCGTGCCGGTTTATCAGCCCTGTAAGCGGTGTTCCGGGCGCGGCTTTGAACGTATCCCTTCCGCTGTTGTGTTCAGGGCGGTGTGTCAGGTCACGCAGGCTGTTACGCTGGATACGTGGAACNCAGCGGGAAGGGTGTCGTGCGAGCAGCCTGCAAGGACTGTAAAGGGCGAGGGGAAGCGCTTAACCGTGTGATGACACGCTTTCAGGGCGTGCCGGTTTATCAGCCCTGTAAGCGGTGTTCCGGGCGCGGCTTTGAACGTATCCCTTCCGCTGTTGTGTTCAGGGCGGTGTGTCAGGTCACGCAGGCTGTTACGCTGGATACGTGGAACAAGAGCGTGAAGCAGCTGCTGGAGTTTCTGGTCGCCGAGCTGCACCGGGAAGAGGCCTGGGCGGAAAAGCAGCTGACACATATCACTAAGTAGCAAGCGATAATTAAATCTACGATGTTATCGCTCGCTATTTACTTTTCCATTTTTTGTGTTAGATTGACTCCAACGATGGGTAAATGACCCTCAAGAAATTCCTGTTAAGCCCTGGCATGTTGTCAGGGCTTTTTTATGGCCGGATGCCGTCAGTGTATCCTGCTCATCCACCGGCTCCGGCTCTCTTTCTTCCTTTCTGCGCGGCAACTCCTGATGAGCAAACTCACAACCGGCATCGCATACGGCGTATCCGCAGGCGAAGTTGTCCATGGCGTCCTGACCTTTTTCAGCCCGGAAGAGTGGAGTGCGGTGGGCGTTCTGGCCGGCATAAGCCTCGCGACTATCACCTGCATCATCAACGGGTATTACCGGCGCAAGGCAACACTGGCAGAAATCAGGGCACTGCGCTGCACCTGCCAGGACAAGGCGAATTAATTCATGGCCATCTCCGTCGTGCTGCGTAACAGACTTCNTCCATGGCGTCCTGACCTTTTTCAGCCCGGAAGAGTGGAGTGCGGTGGGCGTTCTGGCCGGCATAAGCCTCGCGACTATCACCTGCATCATCAACGGGTATTACCGGCGCAAGGCAACACTGGCAGAAATCAGGGCACTGCGCTGCACCTGCCAGGACAAGGCGAATTAATTCATGGCCATCTCCGTCGTGCTGCGTAACAGACTTCTGGCTGCAGCTGGTGGAGGGGCGCTGACTCTGGCAATGATACTGCTGGGCGGTCCGGATGGTCTGGAAGGGCGTCGTTATGTTCCATATCGGGATGTCGCCGGTGTGCTCACCGTCTGCGATGGTCACACCGGCCCCGATATTGTCAGAAATAAAACCTACACCGCCAGGGAATGTGATGCTCTTCTGCGCGAAGACCTGAAACCCGTTCAGGCAGCTGTTGACAGTCTGGTCACTGTCCCCCTCAGCGATTACCAGCGCGCTGCACTCTACAGCTTTAGCTTTAACACCGGTACTGACGCTTTTTCCCGATCTTCCCTTCTGAAAAAGCTCAACGCAGGCGACAATACGGGTGCGTGCAGTGAAATGCGCCGCTGGGTCTTTGCGGGCGGCAGAAAGTGGAGAGGGCTGATGAAACGCCGCGAAACTGAACGTGCACTTTGCATGGCGAAGAGCAGCGATGACATTTAGCAGGATTAAGTGGGGTGCTGTGACCATCACGGCTCTGCTTATTCTTGTCATGGCGCTGAGCGTCACCCTGAAACTTCAGTCCTTATCGAAAGCCGTGCTCATTCAGCAGAACAGGCAGCTTGCGCAGGAAAAAACTTCAGCTGAGATGATTGCGAATAACGTCCTCAGGGCAACAGTACTCTTCAGCGACATTGCACAGGCAACCCACAATGCGAATCACGTCAGTAATGCAGAGAGCGAGCGCAGAGTGGTGGTTATTCGCAAGCTGGTCAAGGGTAACAGCTGTGCTACTGAACCTGTGCCTCATCCTGCTGCTGACCAGTTGCGTGCGCACCGGGACAAAGTACGTACCGGTGCCGCCAGTGCCCATCCCGGTGAGTCTGCTGGCTGACTGCGCTGTGCCTTTGATTCCTGACCCGTTGACCTGGGGAGACAGCCTGGAGCTGAATGAGCGCCTGCTTAACGCTCTGGAGCAGTGCAACCACGACAAAGCCGGCATCCGGCAAATCGAACGGGAACGGCAGAAATGAATATGCTGGGCTGAGGACCTGCTTATCCCTCCTGAAGAAGAGAATTCTGAAATGTCAGAATCAATGAATGACGAAGTCGTTGAACAGTCCGAATTCTCTGCCGTAGCAGCTCAGGCCCCATCAGCTGAAGTCAAAGTGGGCGTTCATGATTTTGAAGCTGCGCTGGCGTTTGTTGAAAGTGGCGTTGCTCTGCTGGGCGAAGCCGCAAAGGACGATGTGAAAGCACTGGCGATTATGTATCGCTGAGTAATGCAGTGCACACGTCGTGCAAGGCAACGTGAGCATTCCAAGGAGCATCAGGTATGATTCTCATATAAATAGCTCAGGATGAGGATCATATGAAAAAGGTAGTCAAAACTTTAGTCATCGCCATTACAGTTCTGGCAGTGCTGGCTTTTGCTGTAATGATTCTGTTGATAGTATCGATCAGACCTTCAAAAGTTGATGCTGCCCAGGCTGAAGCCTGCAGACATTATGATTATCAGACCATCATGACTAAGGTTATTCGGGCTAAGACCGGAGATCAGGCTGAATGGAAAAGTTTCTCTGACGTTCAGGACGCCGCTCAAAATAATGGGATTCTGATCGACTATGGACAGATGACATTCGGGAACGATATCTGGTTAGTGCCTTTTACTAAGCGTAACGGCCAGTCAGCTAACGGGGAATACTTTGGCATGCTTGATTGCACGACAGATAGTGTTGAGTTCAGCAAAAAGTGATTTTCTATGAGTAGCAAGTAAGCACTATCAGTTGCATTTTTTATTTCGCCTGATTGCAGCGGCGACAGCTTATGAAAAATTGACCACCGGTCATACTTGCGCCGCTCAACAGCATCATTTCACACTCAGAGAGCGAATTACAGTCGCAGAAAAGTAAAGATTCGTGCTGCAGTAGCACATCAGTAAGCAGTATCTGAGATTATTGCGCATATTTAAGTTCCAGCTTAACTCGCAGTAATGCATTATCTTCTGTAAATGTTTCTTGCCTGAGTGAATCATGGAAATTGAGATTGGAAGTTTTACCCGAGTTAATGGAGAGTCTGTCTATGCTGAGGTGACGATTTACACCGACCCTGACTCGGGTGGTGAAAACGTGTCTTTGTACCTGAAGTTGCCTTATGAGGTGGAAACCACTTTAGCTGAGTTAGAAAAGCTGGCTAAAACTGAAGCAATCAAAAAGATGCGATCTGCAGCAGATTGGTTAGCCGAAAAAGCTTACTAACCGCAGCTGCTTCATCACAGGGCGCATTTGCGAGTGCGCCCGATGATAACTCTTGAAGAATTGATTTCGAAACATTAAGATTATTCTTCTTTTCAATCAGGAAGATTGCCAAATGTTTGGATTCGACAAATTAATAACCCCACGAATCATTAGCGCCCTTTACATTATCACTGTTGCTCTGCTTGCTGTTGCTGCTGTTTTGACCTTCTTTACAAGAGGATTCAATGCTGCCGGTTTACTGCTACTGATAATGGCTCTTTTCGCAAGGATATTTTTTGAATGCATTATGGTTTCATTTAAAAACAATGAATACCTGCGTCGCATAGCTGAATCTCTCGAAAAACAGTCACATTGATTAAGCCGCCTCCGGGCGGTTTTTTATTCAGTTGAGTTTAAGGATAGATACTTAGTGCCCCTGATATTTCAAATATAGTATGTATTGTTATCAGCATTATCTAGCGGACACAAAAAAAGCCCTTATTGCCCACTCGAAAACGGCTCTATAGATAGTCTCGTGATAAACCGAATCCATATTTCGTAAGAAACTGACCATTGATGCGATAGTACTGTCAGCCTCGAATAGGCTAACTTCAGCAGGTCTATCATCGTCTTCATCATTATATTCTATCAAAATCATGGATTTACTTTTGACAGTGACATCTGACAGGGTTAGGTCACAAGTCCCAGGAAGGCTGCACCAAATTCTAAAGTCGCCCATTATTTCAATATTAGTTGGGTAAAAATAAAACGACTCATCCTTGTTTAGATACTCTTCCAGATCTGAATACTTACTCACATCACCTCCATTGAGCACATAAAGTTATGGCACTCACTGACAAACAAGAAATGTTCTGTCGAGAGTACCTCGTCGATTTGAACGCAACGCAGGCTGCTATTCGAGCNGCACCAAATTCTAAAGTCGCCCATTATTTCAATATTAGTTGGGTAAAAATAAAACGACTCATCCTTGTTTAGATACTCTTCCAGATCTGAATACTTACTCACATCACCTCCATTGAGCACATAAAGTTATGGCACTCACTGACAAACAAGAAATGTTCTGTCGAGAGTACCTCGTCGATTTGAACGCAACGCAGGCTGCTATTCGAGCTGGGTATAGTCCAAAAACTGCGAATGAACAGGGTGCCCGTCTATTAGCAAATGTTAGCGTCCAGATAAGAATCGCTGAACTAAAAGCCAGACGCAATGATCGGGTTGATGTTGATGCTGATTATGTTCTGAAGCGATTGTTTGAGATAGACCAGATGGACGTGATCGACATCATGACAGATGACATGCGCATCAAACCTGTATCGCAATGGCCTTCATCATGGCGTCGGTATCTGAGCGGATTCGATCTGGCTGAGATGTTTGAAGGTCGCGGTGAAGAGCGCGAGATGGTCGGCATCCTGAAAAAGATTAAGTGGCCGGACAAAGTCAGAAATCTGGAATTGCTCGGTAAACACATTTCCGTGCAGGCATTCCGCGAACAGGCTGCGACATCACTGACAGGCAAAGACGGCGGCCCGCTCGAGGTTGCACTGCTTACACGCGAGGAATACCGGCAGGCGCGCCGGGAAATGCTGGAGGATGACGACTGCTGACTTTAAGACCGCTGCTCGCCGTATAGAGTGTGAAGAAGACGGGATGTACTTTGCCCGCTATTTCTTTAAGCAGCGCACTGGCAGCAGAATGATTGTCGCGCCTCATCATCAGGTGATTCAGCGGACGCTGGACCGGGTGATTGATGGCGACATCCGGCGACTCATCATCAATGTGCCTCCGGGCTACACTAAAACGGAACTGGCCACCATCAACATGATGGGCCGCGGGCTGGCGCTGAACCGCCGTGCACGCTTCATGCACCTGTCGTATTCCCACAACCTGGCATTACTGAACTCGTCAACCACGCGCAGCATCGTGAAGTCTGCTGCCTTTCAGGCCATGTGGCCGATGGCGCTGCGCGATGATGCCGACAGTAAAGCCATGTGGTGGACCGAACACGGCGGCGGGGTGTATGCCTCGTCCGCTGCGGGGCAGGTTACCGGCTTTCGTGCCGGACACATGGAGCCGGGGTGGCAGGGCAGTCTGATCATTGACGACCCGGTCAAACCTGACGACGCCTACAGCGAAACCATACGCGTCGGGGTCAACACCCGCTTCAACGAAACCATTCGTTCCCGTCTGGCTATTGAGACCACGCCCATCGTAGTCATCATGCAGCGCATTCACTACCACGATCTCAGCGGATACCTGCTGCGTGGTGGCAGCGGCGAACAGTGGCACCACCTGAACCTGCCGGTGCTGATTGATAACAGCGAACCGTATTCGCTGGTGTACCCGGAAAACACGCACGCGATCCCCATCGATCATGGTCTGCCTGACGGCTGGCTCTGGCCTTACAAGCACAACGAATCGCATCGCGTCTCGCTGTTTTCACACCGGCGTACCGCGGAAGCGCAGTACATGCAGCGGCCCCGCCGGTTTAATGCTGATGGCGCACTCTGGACCGAAGCGATGGTGTCCTGTGCGCGTGCGCTGGATATCACCCTGCAGCCGTCGCGGACGGTCGTTGCCATCGACCCGCAGGCGACGAACAGCGAAGAGAGTGACGAAACCGGTATTGTCGTGGCGAGCAGTTACGGGCGCGGCAATGACCGGCTGTTCTCTGCAGATGCCGATTACTCCGGGAAGTACTCGCCCAACGGCTGGGCGAAGCGCGCCATCAGAGCGTATGAGGAGCACCACGCTGAAGCCATCGTCATTGAAACCAACCAGGGCGGTGATATGGCCGAAGATACCCTGCGCAATGCGGGCTTTCGCGGGCGCATCGTCCGCGTCCATGCCAGCAGGGGCAAATTTGCCCGGGCAGAGCACTGCGGGAACTGATTGACAGTGACCTGGGCCGGGCACTGGGTCTGGCTGATCTGATTAATATTGATGCCGTTACGCAGACCGTTAAAGACCTGCATCAGGCTGTTAAGCAGGTCACCGACTTTGCACATGCCACGGTCGCGCAGGTGCAGGCCGTTGTCAGGCCGATGATTACTGCCCGGAACATCATTCACCATGAGCTGGCGCTGCTTGAAGCCGCAGCGCGTGACATCACCTCACTGGGCGGACTGGTACCCGGCAACCCCGTCTCCAGAACCGTCAGTAATCTGCTCCTTCAGTCAGACCACGTGACCCGCATTCCTGCTCTCTACCGCCTTCAGGACGTGCTGGGAAGGCTGCATAAAAACGTCAAGGCAGGGCAGTCTGCCGCTGGAATAAAGGCTGTTACGCTGTCGGGCGGCAACCTTTACCAGGTGGCATCAGAGCAGTATGGAGACGCCTCTTTATGGACCAGCGTCGCTGATGCCAATGACCTGTCCGATCCGCAGCTGAGCGGCATTCACACGCTGAAGATACCCGCCAGCCCGAGGCAATAGCGATGGACGTTAATCATCCCATAACAGCATCCAGTGCCCGGCACGTCAGCGGGCGCTGTCTTTTAAACGGCAACAGTGTGCCATTTGTATCCTTCAGCATTGAGAGCAATGCGTTTCGCGGCGCGGGCACGTTTGAGCTGACGCTGGCGATTTCAGCGCTGCTGCCCGCCATGCAGCTGCTCAGCTGGTGGGCGGTGCAGACCACCATCAGGGTTGAGCTGTTTATCTCAGTCGTGACCCCGGCAGGCATTGATGAAAAAAAACACATTACCGGCAATATTGATACCTGGCATTACGAACCGGCGCGATTTGAAATCACCGCAGAAGGGCGCGATTACACCGCGAAACTGATTGATGCGAAGACACCCGGCGAGAGCTTTAAAAACCTCACCAGNTGGGCGGTGCAGACCACCATCAGGGTTGAGCTGTTTATCTCAGTCGTGACCCCGGCAGGCATTGATGAAAAAAAACACATTACCGGCAATATTGATACCTGGCATTACGAACCGGCGCGATTTGAAATCACCGCAGAAGGGCGCGATTACACCGCGAAACTGATTGATGCGAAGACACCCGGCGAGAGCTTTAAAAACCTCACCAGCTCACAGATAGCCTCCACGCTGGCGCAGCGTCACGGCCTGACACCGGTTGTGACAGCGACGACGCAGCGTGTGGGCGAATATTATCAGATTGATTCAACACATCTGACCGGCGAGCAGAGTGAATGGGACCTCATTACCGGGCTCGCAGCGATTGAAAACTTTTCAGTTTATGTAGAGGGTGAAAACCTTCACTTCGAACCGAAGCGAGCACCTGCCAGTGATGGACACTATATTATCCGCTGGCAACCGCCTGGCGAGCAGGGGTATCCGCGGTGCAATGTCTCTGATGACTTGTCATTTTCACGTGCACTGACCATTTCAAAAGGGGTAATGGTGGAAGTTCTGAGCTGGAATGCAAAGCTGAAGAACAGGCAGTTTATCGCAACTTATCCGGGACCGGCCCATGGAACCTTACCGGGTAAGGCCATAGCCGAAAAGCAGGTCTATCGCGTAATCCGTAACGGATTAACTCCCACAGCCGCTCTTGAGCTGGCCCGGTCTCTCTACAGGCAAATCATTCAGCATGAGATGACGTTCAGCGGTTCTGTACCGGGCGACAATCTGCTCATGCCCGGTACATACATACGTATTGAGGGCACCGAAAGCCCGTTTGATCAGGTTTATTACTGTGATCGTATACGGCGCACGGTGAACTGGGAAACAGGCTACAGAATGCACATCTCTGGCAAAAACCACAGCCCTGCACTGGACATTGAACGGTGAGAGCACTGCTGAATGTTATGGCCGCCACAGCCCGCCAGTCCGCTGCAGGTGTAAGCGGGACCCGTCAGGGCATCATCACCGCCTATGACCCGGTCAATTATGCAGTAAAGGTTCAGATTCAGCCGACCGGTGAGGAAACCGGCTGGATACCGCTCAGTACGCCGTGGGCGGGTAATGGCTGGGGGCTGGCAGCAGGGCCGGTGATCGGCGCAGTAGCGGAAGTGGGATTTGATTCCGGTCTGCCGGGCGCAGGGATGGCACAAGGGCAGTTCTATAACGATACGGACTGCTGTCCGGGACCGCCGTCCGGTGAGTTCTGGCTGGTGCATCAGAGTGGGTCATTGCTGAAGTTTCTTAACAGCGGGGAAGTCCTGCTGAGTGCGAAGGAAAAACTTATCTATGATGCACCGGCACATCACTTCACGGGGGGTGATGTGCGGATGGAAGGGGATCTGACTGTCGTCCGGGACATTCGCGACAACAATGGCCGCTATGGCACCGTTCATCGTATCCGCTCGGTTTATGGTGGTCATACTCATCTTGAGAAGGGACAGGGCAACTTTACAGCCCCTCCGAAGCAGCAAATCGACAGCAGTCTGGAACGGTAATCTATGCACGACCTCTATCACTTCACCGGCGGAGATCTGGGCCCTTCTTCTACAGGTGACTTACGCACTGCCGTCGGAGGAGAACATGCTAAGCAGCGCATTCTTCGCCGACTGCTGACCAATCCGGGGGACTATCTTTTTCACCCTGAATACGGTGCCGGGCTGGGAAAGAAAGTGGGTGAGACACTCAAGCCGGGTGAGTGGAGGGCACTCATACGCGGTCAGATGTTGCTGGAAGATGCTGTATCCCGCCAACCTCCCCCTGCTGTGAAGCTGGCTCTTGTTGAGGGGGGCATCAGTGTGTCGATCGCCTACACCGATGCCATAACCGGCACGCCTGAAACTCTTCACTTCGATGTCATGAGGTAAGTGTATGTCATCGCTTAACGTCAAATCCTTCACTGAACTTGTCAGCGAGCAGGTCACATCCATTCAGGCGCGCTCAGCAAAGCTGGTGGACTTCTCTGTTGGCAGTATTCTGCGCTCACTTGCAGAGTCAAATGCGGGTGTGACCATGTGGATCCAGCAGTTAATTGTGAAACTGCTGGTCAGGACCCGCGCGGCCACCTGCTCCGGGGAAGACCTTGATAGCTGGATGGCGGACTTTGGCTTTTTTCGTCGCTCTGCCGTGCAGGCCATCGGAAAAGTGACGTTCTCCAGGGTTACGCCAGCGTGTCAGGCAATAATTCCGGTTGGTACGCAAATAACCACAATCGACGGCACTCAGACCTTCACAGTCGTCGCAGATAAGCCTGGTCAGCCAGAATACACTTTAGCGGCTGGCGTTAAGGCTTTGGAGCTTCCGGTACAGGCAAATATTGCCGGCGCGGGCGGGAATGTGCGGGCAGGCACCCTCAGCATTATTACCAGCACATTGTTATATGTTGATCAGGTAACCAATACTGAGCCGTTTACCGGTGGGAAGGATGCAGAGACGGANTCACAGTCGTCGCAGATAAGCCTGGTCAGCCAGAATACACTTTAGCGGCTGGCGTTAAGGCTTTGGAGCTTCCGGTACAGGCAAATATTGCCGGCGCGGGCGGGAATGTGCGGGCAGGCACCCTCAGCATTATTACCAGCACATTGTTATATGTTGATCAGGTAACCAATACTGAGCCGTTTACCGGTGGGAAGGATGCAGAGACGGATGACGACTTCCGCGCGCGATTCAGAATGTGGATCGCTTCATTATCAAAAGCTACCAGAGCGGCGATTGCGTTTGCGCTCAGTAATGTGCAGAACGGGATGAGCTTTACACTGACAGAAAATGTGGCCCGGGATGGAACGCCAAAGCCGGGGTATTTCTATGCAATTGTCGACGACGGGAGTGGCAATCCACCCGCTGAACTCATTGACAGGGCATACAGGGCAATAGATGCCGTTCGCGGCTTCACTCTTACTTTTGGTGTCTTTACGCCGGATAAAATTATTGCCAACGTCATTCTTTCTTTTATTTCAGCCGAGGGCGCTGACCATGCAAAGGTTGTGGAACTAATTGAACACGCAATAAAGGACTACATCCAGGGCCTCAAACCAGGCCAGCTTCTGGCTTATACCCAGCTTGTTAGAGTGGCGTATGCTGCCAGTCCCCTGGTGACGAATGTGACCTCTGTCAGCCTCAATGGCGCAAAAGCTGATCTGGCTGCTTCCCCCGCGCAGGTGATTCGAAAAGGTGATATTACGGTGAGCTGAATGGCAAAAGGCGATCAGAACGACTTCCTCATGCGACTTGCCGCGCTGCTGCCGCAAGGCTGGTTCAACGATAACAGCCGGATTCTGACAGGCACGCTGTCTGCCTGTGCCACCTCGTTATCCTGGTGCTACACACTTTATCGTTATGCCTGTCAGCAGACGCGAATCTCTTCAGCCAGCGATGGATGGCTTGATATCGTTGCATATGACTTTCTGGGGGGCCGGCTTATCAGGCAGGCAGGTGTATCTGATGAGAAGTTCAGACACCAGATACGACTCAGTCTTTTCCGGGAACGTGGAACACGGCAGGCGGTAACCGACATTATTGAGATGCTGACCGGGAATAAACCGGTCGTATTTGAACCGTCGCGTCCTGCGGATACCGGGTCATACGGCGGACCGGTTACAGGTTATGGCACAGCCGGCAGATATGGTTCCTGCTGCCTGCCTTATCAGGCATTTGTCGACGTCAGTCGCCCCAGAGGGCAGGGCATTCCCCGTATTGCAGGCTATGGCGTCTCAACCGCGGGATACGATACCCCGTCGTGCGCACAGTACGCCTCCCGCGAAATGTTCACCGGCAGTGTATCCGATGCGCAGATTTACGCCGCGATAGAATCCGTTAAACCGGAAGGCACGCTTGTCTGGGTGAGAATACATTAATTACTACCCAGGTTAATAATCGACGGCCACCCTGCAGGTGGCTTTTTTTATGGGTAACATTATGGATCGTCAGATTGTATACCCGGGCGCCATACCGCTCGAAACTGACCTGCTGAACACGAATAAATTCGCCATGACAGGACTGGCAAAACTGGCCGCAGCCATTCTGGGTGAGGGTACCTGCCTGCATGGTCTGAACTGCAAGCCTACCGTACCAGCTTCCATGAATGTCGAAGTTGGCGAAGGGCAGATTTACTCCCTCCAGCCTTCTGATGCTACACCTTATTCCTCACTGGCTGCTGATAACGGAAGTACCCTCCTTAAACAGGGATTTAATNCGCCATGACAGGACTGGCAAAACTGGCCGCAGCCATTCTGGGTGAGGGTACCTGCCTGCATGGTCTGAACTGCAAGCCTACCGTACCAGCTTCCATGAATGTCGAAGTTGGCGAAGGGCAGATTTACTCCCTCCAGCCTTCTGATGCTACACCTTATTCCTCACTGGCTGCTGATAACGGAAGTACCCTCCTTAAACAGGGATTTAATATGTCTCGGTGCCTGTTCAGGCTTGATGCACCCGCTGTGCAAGGCTACAGCATTAACTATCTGATTCAGGCGACTTACGCAGATATCGATACAGGCCTGACAGTATTGCCCTATTACAATGCGACTGACCCGGCAATTGCCTACAGCGGGCCGCATAACAGCGGCAACGCACAAAGCACAGTGAGATCAGGGCAATGTCATCTGTCAGTGAAAGCGGGTGTTGCTGCCCGTACAGGTGAGCAGAGGTCCCCGGCACCAGATCCAGGTTATACGCCAGCATGGGTCATCACCGTGGAAAACGGCGCGCTATCGATAGGAGGCGCAGCAATACGTATGGCTGATCATGCGCCATTTCTTCCGGAAAACGGCTTCATTAGTGCTGTGCAGCAGGGACGTCTTAATAATTGCAAAACTAAAACCGAAGGCGACAGCTATCATCTTATCTGTCAGCCACCCGTCACAACCCTCGCAGAGGGTATGCGTCTCTTTTTCCGCACAGCAGTGACCAACACAGGACCCTGTAAACTTCGTGTTGGCGATTTGCCTGCATATCCCGTATATGACAACGCCGCCAGAGAACTCATCAAGGGCACGCTCAGCATGTGTCATCAAAACGAAGTCGAGTGGAATGCGACGCTGAATGCGTGGATCTTGTGTAATCACCAGCAGCAAGTCGACTGGGATGATTTTAACAAACGTTTTATCTCAATCAGCGGCGGAGAAATAACCGGCGATTTGACGGTTGAAGGTTCGCTGAGTACGGAGAAAGCACTGAAGGTCGGTGAATCAGAATTAATTGCCGAAGGGGATATTAAGGGCAAAACCTGGGGCGGAAGTCTGCAGAAATGGCTGATAAACCGCTCAGCATCTTTGCTGAAGGGAGATGACTATCTGGTCTGGAAAGATCCGGTCAGTCACCTCATCATTCAGGGTGGGCATCGTTCAGGTGCAGGTGATATTGGATTTCTCACCACATTTCCCAGTAAGTGTCTGACCGTATTAATCACGCAGTCAGGTAAAAAAGGACAGAGTAAAGACAATTCGTTCGTGGACAATGTAAGCACCCAAAAATTCACCTTGCATGCAGGCAAGGGTGAACCATCATTTTACTGGCTGGCAATGGGATATTAATCATGCGGTTTGGTTACAGTGCAAAAGTGAATGCTTTTTTTTTGCTGGATGATGAAGAGGCTTACAGGGCAGGTGGCACCTGGCAGGATGATATTATTCCCGTTACGGAAGACGTCTGGCGTCAGTTTGTCAGTCAGCCACCGGAAGGCAAAACACGAGGTGCAGGAAAAAACGGCATGCCTGAATGGGTTGATATTCCTGATCGGGAAAAAAGGGAGGCAGACCGGCGTTTTGCATTAAAGAGTGACCTGCTGGAAAAGGCGGTCGAAGAAATACGCATGCTGACAATTGTTCAGGACGTTTATGGACTGAGTATTGAGGAAAAAGGAAAACTCGCTGACTGGAAAAAATATTTAGCGGATGTCTACAGGATGGAAATAAACAGTAAGGATAAGGTTGACTGGCCCCGTGCGCCGGGCAAGGCATAAAATGGCCCACATCCTGTGGACCATAAAACAAAAACTCAGAAGCGATAACCAACATCCATAAAACCGCTTTTGACCGGGTGTTTTTTATCATCAAAACTGGCGCGCGAGCCTTCATAGCCTGCAGTCAGCGCCAGATTATCAGCAGGATTAAGCGTAATACCGGTGCTGTATGCATACTGACTGGATGACTGACCGTGCGTGTTGTCAGAAGCAGAAACAGGCTTGACGCTTCGGGCAGGGAATTCGACTCTCGAATGAGAAATACCCCCAAGAGCAAATACGCTTAAATTCTCAGATAGCCGGTAGGTTGGCCCTGCCATTACGGAGTAATATTCAGCCTTACTATCAAGGTTATGTTTTTTTCGGTAACTCTCTCTGCAGGTTTTATCAGCCTGTCTGCATGAGGAGAGTTCATCCTGCCAGCTATTCTTCATCGCGGTCAGCGACCCCATCACACCCCAGGGTTTCGCATTCTCATACTGAAACCTGAAGTTCCCGCCTCTGACATCTCCAAAATCTCTGATATGCCCCTGTTCATAACCTAAAGACAT